CACTGCCCGTGGCCAACCACGATGAGCCATCATACACTTGCACCTGCTGGTTGTGATATCGCATCATGCCTGCACTGGGGCTACCGGGATTGATGTAAGGCCCGCTCACTGCACTAGTCACTGTGACAAAAGCACTATTTGAATAAATGTTTGTGATCATATTACCATCCTGCTTGTTTCAATATTTCTCGAGCGTATTCAGCGTCTGCGGCATAGTCTGCGAACCGCTTCTGCCATATGTCTGAGTCTATGTAAGGCCAGATCATGGCCACTTGGTCTGCTGTGAGTTCACCCAAAAACTTCTGCCCTGACTCACAGTTGTATATCACCCAAGGACTAATACGTCCTGTTGTGACAGCATGGCACATGGCGTGTGTGCTGCCATAACGCAAACAATCGTTGGCGGGTGCTGAATGTCGCTCACTCCAGTCTATCCCAAACTCCACTGCTCGCGCTAGTGCATCTGCCACTGCTTCCACTTTCAAGTAGTCTAACAAGTACTCGGTGTAGATCTTGTCGCTACCCCAGTTGTCAATCTTTTTGTTGTGTTTCAGCAGCCACTCTGTGAACTGCCCGGGATTGATTGCCCGAGTGGCCACACAGTATCTACCAAACTTTACAAATGCTCGGTAATAAGGGCTATCTGCAAAGTCATCAAATGTTTTGAGTCGGGCCGAACCTTGTGCAATCTCATAGAACCGCAGGTAGGATTGAAAACCTAGTTCAACACCACGTTCACTGCGTTCTTGTCTGCGGCGTTTGGGCTCACACAAATGCACCACAAGACTTTCTGCACGACGAAATGTTTTCTTGCAGTAGCCGCAAGCAAGTTCACTTAGTGTCTCGGCCATGGTCTCTAATGTATTGATCAAGTTCTTTCTTTGTGGTCATTGAGGCCAACATGGCTATTTCATCTTCTTTGTGGGTGGGAAACAACTCTGCCAGTTGCTTTCGAATACTGCTGGCACCTGCACCTGTTTCTTTTTTCTTAGGAGAAATCCAATTGTGTCTGGGTGTGCCCATGTCTGGACTTACACTGGTAGCACACAGCCATTGCAGTTCAGGATGCCGACTGATGTTGAAGAAGTGTTTGTTCAATCGCGCATTGGTGGCAATCAAATAAAACTCTTGCAGGTCCCGTGAACCTTCCACACAGCTGGCCCAACGAATCATGAGATAGTTAGAAAACTTCTTGCGTTCTTCTTCTGTGAGTTCGCGATAGAAATTTCTATTCTTGCGATCCAATTGTCGCATCTCATTCACAATGTTTAGTTTATCGCTCATCGTTCAATTACCAATCTAATATTGCCATCAAAATATTCAGCTATGCAAGTTAAGTCAATATCTACTATTAAAAATTTTAGATTTATCGATGACAGTTCTTTTCTAACATATTGTTCGTATTGTGATGTACTTGGGTATTTTGTTAAAAACGTTTCAAGTAAAAATTGTTCTGATTCTCTTTCTATCATTTGTTGAAGATTTAATGATAAAAATCCACGTCCGCCAACCTTAATAATTGAAGCAAAGTCCACAATAATTTTTTTCAATAAATGCAATGGGTAAAAATGCAAAGCACAAATTGAAAAAATTGATTGAAAATATTCTTGGTGTGCTAAAACAAAATTGTCATTGAAACTATCACTGATATCCCCGTAAAAAATACTATCAATGTTAATTTTATGCACATGTAAACATTCATGTTTGATCCATTCTGGCAAATTATCAAAATCTTGTCTACTTGAGATGTTAGGCCAACTAGAATCTTTTACATTTTGGTAGCTGCTCCATTCGGCTCCAATTCCTTTAAGTTGCGGAATGTAAGACTTAAACATGTTGCCTCCACATCCCAAATCATAAATTAAATCATAATCTATTTCTAATAATGGTAACAAATAATAAAATATCGAAGCTGAAAATATAGTCGGTTTAGTCTCTCGGGGAGTTTGGGCACTTATTGTTGGCGTACTTTTAAAAATTGCTGATGTGATAACAAATTTGTCCCATACTAAATTTTGACTGTTGAAATTTTGTTCAAGTTTTTTATAAATTTCAGTATTTGTAAATGTTTTTCGAAATTCAATTTCGTTGTATGGATTGATATTTTCCATCAGTCATCTACCTTGATTAGTCGGTATATCATTATAACACGTTCCAAGGCATCTTGCAAAGCGGGATTGGTTTTTGCCATGCGATGAATTTCAGCCCACAGTTTGGTTTCACGGAGATGATCAACCAAGGGCCTACCATCTGCGGTGCGTTTGTCATAGTCAACGTGATGTCCAGTCACAGGATCGTACCCGTAGCCTATGAGTCGTCTGGTACTGGGGTCAGCACCCACTTCACGTGCATACACTTCATTGCCCACACGCTCATAGACGTAGGTGGCGTCGGGTTTAAGAGTTCCCATACCGGTAGCCATATTGAGTGTGTGCCCAGCGCAGAAATCGTTCCAGGCCTTGCTGATCTTCAGGATAACTTTCTAGGTAAATTTTTACCATGCGAGTCAAGTTTTCAAACAGTTCGGGTTCAGTATAAGGCATGTGTCACCATGATTTGTTGTAGTCTACTATCTCACAATTGCGACTGATGTCTTTGACAAAGTACACACAGTCAGGATCAGGGTCATCATTTAATGGTACAGCAAGTAACTGTCCATTCTTAAGTTTGGGTGCATACCACGATACCTCGTGATACACATCTAGTATTTCAATGTCTGGAAAACTGGGACGGAAACTTGTGAGTGGGTTGAACTGAAACACTCTAAAGCCACGGTCGTTGATTGATGTTAATGGTAGCACTTCCAAGTCACCTATTTCTGGTTCGCCAATAAGGATCTGCCAATCCATGGGCATTTTGATAGTGTTCTCTCCAATACGTAGTACCAAGGCAGGTGCATTGAAGCTCTCTAAAAAAATTAGTGGAATGAAATGATAGTCTGGCTCTTGTGGATTGGAATTGTCCAGTATGGCAAACCTCATGTCATCTACTTCTTCGGGTAAATGATCTAGGTCGTAATGGACATTGTCTAAAGTTAATATTCGCATGTTGTTATAATACAGGATTTTGCATCAAAAGTCAAGAGGGCAGTGAACATATATGTTTGTGTACATTTTGGGCTACTGTGTGTTGTGTGGCACGGTCGGTGTGGTAGGGATTGTCATCATCAATCGTGCCTTTGTTCACATAGTCAAACATGGGGTGCCCTACAGGAGATTTCATGTCAATGGGTATGATGCCAGCTTTTTCAGCCGCAGTATGCCAATGAGAAAACCCCCAACTGTCAATTTCTTGTTGGAAACCTTCGTTGTGTAAGTGTGCAAGGTAAAACTTCACAGCCAGCAATTGGTTTTCAGTCAAATTCAGTGCCCCATCACGGTGATCTAGTCCTTGGGGCACTGTGCTCAATATTGCTGCCTTGTTGTCAGGATCCTGTATGCCTTTGGCCGAAGTATGTTCAGCGTTGTGTCCTACCCATTTACAATAACTGCTTTCGTCTACCACAAATGGATAAACAAAATTTTTCAAACCGTGGCCAATATAAAAACTGTCGTTTAACACCAGATTGATTCTGCTGCTCCAAGTATTATGATACAACAAAAATCTACAACCTATCTGAATTGCTTCACGCATTTGAAAACAAATTCCTGTGTTGCTCATGGCGCCACGTGCCAAACACAAAACTTTGTAGCCGTAGATATCTTGCAACAACTGACTGTAATGGTCCCTCACTCCATCACGAGCATTACCATTGTGTAGAGCCGCACTATAACTGTCACCGCATACTATGATATCGTATTTCATCCTAGTTTCATCCAATCTAGTTTTTCTTGTGTAAACGGATAGTTGGCTTCTCGGTAAAACTGTTTGCGTTTGGTCAGGTGACGCTTGGCAAACTTGCAGGTTGATGTTATGTCCCAGATTTGAACGTGATCTTTGTCTTCTGCTTTTCTAATACCACGACCAATGCTCTGGATGACTCTAACAAAACTTTTGCCAGGTTCAACAAGCACCAGATTAAAAATACGGGGAATATTAATGCCCACAGCGGCCACACCATATGTGGCCACAATAATTTTATCAGTAGCATCAGCCACTTCGTCGTATTCTGCTTGCCTGTTTTTTGTTTTGGTTGCACCTGACACAAAAACTGCACGGTCGCCCAGGCGTTCCACCAGTTGTCTACCACATTCAGTACGGTCCACAAGTACCAGGGTGTTGCCTGTTTCGTTTACTTGGTTTATCAAGTCAGCCATGGTATCCAAGCGCCCTGATTCCTCAAGCAAGTATTTAAGTTCGCTTTGATAGTCCTTGTACTCCACGTGATCAATCAACTGCACAATGTTCACATGACAGTTGGCCAGCACACCTTGTTGTTGCAGTTCGCTAGCACTGAGTCGGCCAATCACTGGACCAAGGCTCACCAACAAGGCTTGGCTTTCAAACTTTTCTTTGGGCACAGTTCCAGTCAACCCCCAGCGAATTGGCACTCTAGCCATCACTCCTGTGAGCAAAGTTTTGAGTGCGTCTGCTTTGGCCATGTGTACTTCGTCCACAATAACGCACACCACATCTTCAAGAAACTCACCTATGGTACAATCGCCTATGCCAGCCTTGGTATTCTTCAACAAGTTGTTTAGGCTTTGCCATGTGCATATGGTGTGCTGACGTCCGTATTCTTTTCTGTCACCAAAGTACACACCAACATCTTGTTGCATGTTGATATAGTCTGCTTCGGTTTGTGTGACCAAACTCTTGTTGGGCACAATAACAATACTGCGTCCATAAGGAGCCACAGCATTGCTCAGGGCCGCTGTCATAATGGTTTTGCCTGCTCCTGTGGCCACTTCTTGTATGCACTGTGGATTGGTCAAGAAGTTGTTGATGATTTCCACTTGATAGTCGCGCAACAAGATGGGTTCGCCTGCTGCCGGATGTGCTTTGGGCCATTTCACATGTTCAAAACTTGTTTCACTCACTTGCTCAAAGTTGAATGTATTTGAGTAGTCACGTTGATCATCCAGTTCAATATCATAGTTGAACTTTTCCAACAAAGGCATGATCTCAGGCAACAGGTTTACGTAGGTGCTGCCACCCAATTGAAAGTATGCCACCTTGCCATCCCACCGTCCCAGTCGCACTGCTGGCAAATAACGTGCGGCAGGGTTTTCGTATTTGAAAGCTGTGACTAGGGCCTTGCGGGCATCCAAGTCTAGGCCTTCAATCCGGATGTTTACTTCGTCTTTGATAACAATAGTTGCTTGTTTCACAGTGTTTTTACTTCACGTACAAATTGTCGTGACCTTATTTGGGATATTAGGTGTTCCTGAGTGCCTGCATATTCTAAATCTGCCACAGGAAATCGCAATGGTAGTGCTTGTACATTATACACATTTTCAATGCCATGAGCAAGAAAAAATTCTTGATGTTGCTGAATGTATTGTTGCATGCTGGGTAGTTTTTGATTCAAGTCCCAATCATACAATGCCACATTGAAATCTGCGCTGTAGTGACCAAATGGTTGAAATGCATCATCACCTATGTATATATCATTGTCGTGTGAAAGGTCTTCCACAGTCTTGCCAATCTCACAATAGTTGAGATACACTGTGCCAAATTTGATTTGTAATTCACCATGGGTTTGCATTGTGTCAGGATTTAACTTTTGGGTCTTGGGCATACCGAACCAAGTACAAACAAATCGTGGGCAAGGTGCAGCCATGGCTGTTTCGCATCTGTGTACTGCTAAATTTAAATTTGCCAATGCTTGTCTAACTGTGTCAGGTGCCGAGTGCCAGTATTTGGATGTTTGTTGATCCAACAATCCATGATAGGTTTCAAATATGTTGTGCAAGTAATTGAGACTATCTTGTGTGTATTCAAACTCACGATTAATTATTTTCTTGTGATTGTTTATAGTAGCAATGCATTGTTGAATCATGTCAACTGCACGTTGTTGCTCTTGTGCTGGGGTTCCAAAACTGTAAAATCTATCTGGATTGTCCATGGTCCATGCATGACGTTTACTCATGCGTTCAAGCCATAACTCAGCCAATGGTGTTGTTCTTATTCGGAAACATAGTTCAAAATTGTCGTCGCCTAATTTGATTACAAGATATTGAGACATAGTACAGTATATACTCTTACAATGTACAAGTCAAAAAAACAGGCTCCGAAGAGCCTGTTATAAAAACCCGGGGCGGAGCCAACCAATCCCCGGGGTAAAACTATTATTCAAACATCAAAATCACGAATGCCAATAATACTGCTAACAAGGGGTGGCCGAAAAACACTAGCATTAGCACAGCCACCCAAGCCATGTCAGGCACTCTTCATACATGTGGTCTCAGCCATGCGCTTCCAATTGCCTTCAAAGCTCTTGCGCAAGTCTGCAATCTTCAGAGCCATACGCAGGCTCATCTCACGCAGGCGATTTTGGTTTGCTTCCATGAACTCAACAATCTCGTCTTGCACACAGGGTTCAAAATCATACTCTTGGAACAACACACCGTCCTTGGCAATTTGTTTGATACGCAACACTTTGTCACGCATGGTGTCAAGTGTCAAGTCCAGGTAATGACAGCGTGATTGCAATGCATCCAAGTGATCACGCAATTTTTGCGATTTCATACCATCAAACTTCAAGTTGGTAATAAAAATTACACTACCTTTGAACTCAAAACGATCTGGGATGCCTTCACGGCGCAGAGCACTGGACTCACTCAACCACGAAATGGTACGCTTTTTACCCGAGTCCAAGGCACCTTTCAGCAAGTTCAAGGCCACGTCGTCAAGCAAAATGCTGTCACAGTCATCAAACACCAGCACACAATTACTGTCTGAATACTTGTACAGAGTTTGGTACAAGCCAATGGGTGTTGCTGAGCCTTTGACAACTTCTGCACGAAGTCGCTTGCCTGCCAATTTGTCAAACAAGGTGGCTTTTTCAATCTCTTGCTCAACGCCAAACGATTTACCAACACCAGGAGGGCCGGACACAATCATAGCACGGATGTCACCGTTGACACAGGCCTTTGTCATCTCATGCAAGATGTCAAAACGCTCACGAATACGTGTCATAATTTGTTCTTCTGTTTCTACTTCTGCTTCTGCTTGGGGGGCAACGAATGCCACTGTATTTT